GCGGGCTGGCGCTGGAGTTCAAGGCGCCGGTCGGGCCGGTGCGGGTGTCGCCGGCGCAGTCCGCGTTCCTAGAGCGGCTTGCGCACCACGGGTGGTCTGTGCACCTTGTACGCAATGCACACGACGCGTGGCAGCACGTGACCGACTACCTGAGCCTCGTATGACGCCTGCACCACACGAGCCGGACTTAGGCATCCTTGAGGTCGCGGCGTTGTGCGGCGTCACCAAGGCGCGGGTGTACCAACGGCTCGCGGATCCGATTGACCCGCTGCCGTCGGTGAAGCGATCGGTCACGCCTGGCACGCGGGCGATCACGCGGGTGCCGATCGCGGCCGCCTTAGCGTGGCGGGCCGAGCGGCTTGATCACGGCCACGCCGTCGGTGAGGCGCCGCTCGAGCTGCTCGACCAGCTGCTCGTGCCGCCGCCGCCGCCGGTGCTCATTATGCCGTCCATACAGATCGGGCTCCCACGATTTAATCCTTTTTAATCCGATGACACGAGACATCGCAGGGAATACGCTGGCCGACCGCATCCGGATCGCACGGCAGGCCAAGGGCTTGAGCCAAGGCAAATACGCCGCCGCGGTGCAAAGCGCGATTGAGCCGATGCGAGACGTGACGAATATCCATATTAGCCGATACGAGTGCGCGGCCACGACGCCGCCGCTTGATATGATCTTGGCGATGGCACGGGCGGCCGACGTTGAGCCGGGCTGGCTGGCGTTCGGCGACGTCTTAGCGTACAGCGACATAAGACCAGACTAACAGAGGAAAAACAGAGGAATAAATGCCATCAAAACGGCAGATGCCGAAAGGCCGACTGTTTACAAAGGGGCAAAGTGGCAACCCAAACGGTCGCCCAAAGCTGCCGGACCTGCGCGAGGCGATGGCGAAGGTGCTGGCGCACGAGGAAGGCGGGGTGACCGCGCTCGAGGCGACGCTCAACGCGATGCGGGCCAAAGCCTTAGACGGCGACATCCGGGCGGCCGAGGTGCTGCTCGATCGGGCTTTTGGTAAGTCGGTGCAGGTCGCGGACATTACGTCGGGCGGTGAGCCGATCCGCGTGGTGCCGCCGATCGCGTGGACTGACGACACGGCATGAGCGGCGCGGAGGCCGTGGCCGGCACCGAGGTCACGCTGCTGCGCCAGTACCGGCCGCTCTTTACGGCGCGGCCGGCGTGGCGCTATGCCTTTATTACGGGCGGGCGCGGCTCGGGCAAGAGCTTCCACACGGCGCTGGCGCTGCTCAACCTGACGTACGAGCCGGGGCACGTGATCCTATTTACGCGCTTCACGATGGTCGCGGCCGACGTGTCGATCATCCCCGAGTTCCGCGAGAAAATGGACCGGCTCGGGGTGGCGGACGATTTCGATATCACGGCACGCGAGATCGTCAACCGCAAGACGGGCAGCCGCATCCTATTCCGCGGCATCCAGACCTCGAGCGGCAACCAGACGGCGCGGCTCAAGTCCATCCAAGGCGTCACGACGTGGGTGCTCGACGAGGCCGAGGAGCTGGTGGACGAGCGGACCTTTGAGACGATCGACCTGAGCATCCGGCACAAGGAGCTGCCGAACCGCGTGATTCTGGTCCTGAACCCGGCCAGCACCGAGCACTTCCTGCACCGGATGTTTGTTGAGGTCCGCCGGCCGGATACGCTGTACGTCCACACGACCTGGCATGACAACCGCGTGAACTTGTCCCAGTCCTTCATGGATCGGGCCGCGCAGACCGAGCAGACGGCGCCGGAGCGGTACCGGCGGATCTTCTTGGGCGAGTGGGGCACGGACACGGGCGGGCTGCTGTGGACGCGGGCCGACATCGACCGCGCTCGGCTGGCCGTGGGGCCGACCGCGTGGCATCGGGTGGTGGTGGCGATCGACCCGGCAGTGACGGCTAAGGCGACCAGCGACGAGACCGGCATTTTGGTCGTGGCCGTGGACAAGGAGCGGCGCGGCTACGTGCTCGAGGATCTGTCCGGCCGGTATTCCCCGAATGATTGGGCGTCGGTGGCGCTAACGGCGGCGCGGAAGTACAACGCCGCGATCGTGGCCGAGACCAACCAAGGCGGCGATATGGTGACCGCCGTCATTAAATCGCTCGGCGATCGGGCGCACGGGGTCCGGATCGTGGACGTCAGGGCCAGCCGCGGCAAGCTGGCACGGGCCGAGCCTATCTATAGTCTGTATCAGGAAGGCCGCGTGTTTCACGTGGGGCCGTTCCCGGCGCTCGAGGCGCAGATGCTGCAATTCAATCCCGACGCCGCCGGCCAATCGCCGGACCGCGTGGACGCGCTGGTCTGGGGGCTGTCGGCGCTGATGCTTGCGCCGTCGCGGCCGTTCGTGGTCTGACAAGGGGCGAGCCAAGCGCAAACGGCGCGCCAGTATAGCGCGAAGGCTCGCAGTACGTTGGCGCTATACTCGGCACATTGCGCAGTTGCTTGCTTGCACATACGATTCGTGAGCGCGTGACGCGTCACGCTATTGGTCCGCACTTGCGAGGGCGCCTTGCCGGACAACAGCAGCAGCACGAGCGACAGCAGCAGCGACAGCCGCCTTCGTCGCGCTTGGGATATTCTGCGGGGCCGTCCGATGGCCTCCGACTCTGCGCGGGCGATCGTGTTAGCGGGCTCGCCGAATTTGCCGGGCACGACCGGCATGGGCTCGCTGTCGCTGGTGCGGACGGCGAACCCGCAGGAGTACAAGCCCGAAGGCGCCACGATCCGCCTAAAGGGCTTCAACGGCCATCCGGTCGTGCACGCCTGCATCCGTGTCGTCGCCGATATTGTCGCCAGCGTCCCGCTCGTGGTGCTGACCGAGCGTGGAAACTCTGAGAGCCGCGTCAGTCCTGAGCATCCGTTGCAGAGGCTGCTCGACTATCCGGGACCGCGGGTCACGGCGCGTCAGTTCCGAGCGCGCTACGCCGTGGACTTTATGGGCTACGGCAACTCCTTGTTTCAGATTGAGCGGCGCAACGGCGTCGGGCTCCCGATCGGGCTCCGGCCGATTAATGCCGAGAGCTTGCAGACGGTGTGGGTGGACGCCGAAGGCGACCCGCGCCGGTACGATTACGGCAACTGGTCGGGCGTTATCGTGCAGCTGCCAGTCGAGGACATCCTGCACTTCCGCGACCTCGATATGCCGCGGCCGTTCGTGCCGGACGTGTTCGGCTTCCCCCGTGGCGCGACCGCGATCGCCAGCATGGCCGCCGATATGGAGGCCACCAACTACGTGCGCCAAGTCGTGACCAACGACGGCACGCCGACCTTCGCGGTGCTACTCAACGACGAGGCCACGCAGGACGACGCCAGCGCCATGCAGGACCGGTATAAGGCGCGGGTCGTAGACCGCGGCAAGCGCGGCACGCCGGCGTTCTTCGGCTCGGTGCGGGACATCAAGCCGCTCGGCTTCACGCTGTCCGATCTGGAGTTCCCTGACCTACGCCGCGTGTCGCGTGAGGACATCTGCGCCGCCTATGGCGTGGACCCGCGCATGGTTGGCATCGCGTCGGCCACGTCCGATGCGGGGCTCTCTGGCGCGCAGTATGCCGAGGCACGGATGCGGCTCGTGCAGCACACGATCGAGCCGATGCTGTCGGCGATCGAGGACGAAATCAACCACTGGCTGGCGCCGGAGTTCGGCGAGGTCTACGTCGCGTACGATGTCGAAGTCTTGCGCGATCTGGTGGAAAACGACGCCGAAACGTCGGAGCGTATTCGTGCCGAGTTCGGCGCGTCGCTGCGCACGTTCGAGGAGTCGCGCCGGGCGTTGAAGCTGCCGGCGATGCCGGTGCCGACGGACGCGTTGCAGATTGCGATGGGCACGCAGCTCGTGCCGGCGGCCGTTGCGGTGATCGACCCGACCACGGTGGTCCTGCCGGCGCCGGTCACCGACGTGCTGCCGCCGACGCCTGGCGGGGCGCAAGAGACGGAAGCCGAGGAGCCGGAAGACACGGCCGCCGAGAACCTGATCGGGCTCGAGGACAGTCGCGCCGAGGGCATGACGAACTTCCCGAAGAAGGGCGATGACCGCACGATCGGGCTCCGGAACAGCAATTACGCCGTGTTCCCGATTAAGGAAGCGGCGGCGCTGAAGGCCGACTACCCGACCATCTGGCGTCGGGGCGGGAATATCCGCGGGAATAAGCAGTACACGTTGCTCAAGCCGGTCGCGCAGCGCGGCGGGAAGGTCGACGGGCTGTCCGAAGAACGGGCGGTCAAGCTGCGCGAAGCGTGGGCCGCACGGCACGCGGCCGACTTCAAGCTGGCCGGCGTGGTGGCGCAGGTGAAGTGGCTCGTGGTCGGTAGCCGTGGGCTGGCGCATATGCGGTCGGTGCTGGCCGAGGCGAAGGCCAAGGCGGACGGCGCCCGGCGCCACGGCGCGGATCTCGTGCGGTCGTTTGCGACGGATGCGATGTCTGGCGATCAGGTCGAAGCGATCACCGAGCTGCTCGAAATGGTCATGACGGCCGAGCTCCCGGCGGCGGCCGTGGTGCAGGTGATCTTGGCCGCGTTCCCGCAGCTCGAGGCCGACGCGGTGCAGGAGATGGTGGACGCGTGCGTCGACTTTGCGGTCGAGCCGCGGCCGGACGACGAGGACGAGCTCGAGGACGAGGACGAGGCGCCTGAGGACGAGGGCGACGCCGAGCTGGCGATGCCGCGTGCGGCGCACTGGTGGGAGACGATGGAAGCGGAAGGCACGCTGACCGACGACCCGCGGTACCAGTACTGGCGCCGAGCGATGGACGATCTCGACGCCGAGGAAGAACGCTACGCCGACGCCGCCAAGGCCACGTTCGCCGCCAACGCCGCCTCGGTCGACGCGCTGTTCGCTGCCTACACGAAGGAAGCGGCAACCGCGACGGCCGCTCGTCAGCGCAAGATGCTGCGTGAGATCGACCGACTGATCTCGACCAACTACAAGGACAAGGGCGAGTATTACCGGAGCTGGAAGGCCGCGTATGAGGGGCTCGTCAGCAAAACCTACATCGCCGGTGCCAAGCAGGCGGCGGGCGTGAACTTCAACTTCACGTTGCAAAGCCCCGAAGTGCTGCGCCGCATCGACACGCGCCTCTCGCGGCTGGCTGATCTGATCGGGCAGGACACGTCGAAGCAGGTGACCGCCGCGATTCGTGCCGGTGAGCTGTCGGGCTTCTCGATCGCGGAAACGTCGCGGCTCGTGCAGCAGAGCGTGTACGGCGAGAACATGACGGACGTGCGCGCCACGCGAATTGCGCGCACCGAGTCGGCCAGTGCGATGTCGGGCGGCGCGTACGATCAGGCGCAGGCGCTTGGCATCTTCCAGAGCAAGGAGTGGGTCGGCTTCGAGGACGGCAAGACGCGTGAAACGCATCTGACGTGCATGGGCCAAGGCCGCATCCCGATGGACGACGCGTTTTCCAACGGGCTGATGTATCCGCTCGATCCCGCCGGCAGTGCCGACGAGGTGATTAATTGCCGCTGTCAACCGCTGTTTTACGATGAGCCGGTACCGGAATCATGACGCAGACCCGCAATGCGGTGCAGTACCTTCACGCTGAGTGTGCGCTCGAGCTGCGCGCTGAGACCGATCTGCCGCCTGGCATTGCCGGCCGCGTGTCCGGTGTCGCGCTG